GACAAACCCTACCAACAACCCCCGAAAAGGATGAAGGTGAGTACCACAATTGCCGCTCGGATGCTTAGCGTCAGGGCAAGCCTGAACTTCTGACCAAGTAGTGCCTTGCGGATGCGCGGATAAAGCGCACGACAGCCTATTGAACGTAGCACCTACCAATGAAGCGATCAAGTATAGATTAACCACTAGACTATAAGTAGTTCATAGTACAACCCGGGACCCCCAATAGGATCGTGCGGATGGAGCGAATGAGGTGCCACACTGTAAACAGTGAGGTCTTACCCAGCGATTGCCCACAACACCGAAGTGCCCACCGGTGAACTGAGGAGGTATCACCCTAACCCCCAATTCTAAATGTCTCTAGGATCACTAGCAGAACCTTCGAAAAGGAACTGCTCGATCTCATAGTCAAAGGCTGTGCCCGTGAATTGGGCATATCTATCCTTGACCGCTCGTCTTTCATTGGTACCAACCATTGGTTTTGCTCCAAGACACAATTCGGAACTTAGTACAACGCTCACAAAATCAGCACGGTAAGAGTGTAAAGTTTCGAAGGCGAGCCTCCGAAGCTTTATACCCTTAACCATGTTGTTTGGTGAGTCTCTAAGTCTACTCCACGGAACTAACCCATTGAGCTTCCTCACGGCCTCCGACAAGCGATGTGCGACAACGCGCATCGATGGCCATGACTGGTCTCGCAGAAGTTGCCCAGTCCTGAGATATTGCAAACGCGATATCGCAGCTGTGACCTGGGTTCCTATGAACGTAGACTTATGTGTATTCCGTTCCGGTTGTGATTTGAAACCAACTCCGTATTCGTCGACATGGGATTGAACCTTATTCCAAACGCTGTCCCAATCTTCGGAAGCAGTGTAAACTGGAGCCCACGCGGACGTGAGGCCACAGGATGCACGGATTCCACGCCACCCGTGAAGGTGACCCAGTATGATCCGCCAAGATCTACTGAAGAGAGGGTACCGTTTCCAGCAATCCGACTCTCGGGGAAGAATCGGAAATCCTCCACCACCGTATAAACGGGGGATCATCGGATAGAGGCCCATCTTGTCCATCCTCGCAATAAGGGACCCGTAGGTCTCCTTAATGACAAGTCCTGTGACGGTACGAATAGCGCTACCTTCTGGAAGTAAAGCCATCGTAGTCGAAACGGATGAACCAGCTTCAATGAAGCGTGGAACAGATGAACCCTGGTTCGAACCACAAACCGTTTTCATCGGGATGATACTAGGAATGTGTAGCTTGGGACGCCCATCCACCCAGGATAAGCACCCAGCCCTCTCAACAAAGTTAAAACAACGCTTTGATTGGAGGTCCTTACCAGGAGAGAGTTCTCCGCCAGTTTCCCTAAGGAGACGAGTGTAGTTGTCATTGACAACCTCGGGCCAGAATGCGACAAGATCGTCCCCACACTGAGTGTGGCAACGGTTCTTGCGACCCAACCCGAATCCTTCAATGCCAATACATCGCCATGACTCGTTCACAAGCCATAGGTTGTAGAGATTCAACAAGGGCCAAGAAACCGGCAAACCCATGGAAATACCCCTGGTTGTAACAAGAGTATCCCCACCGATTTCCAAGTTCCATTTCCCTGTTGTAACCCTGAAAACCTTCCCGAGAAGAGAATCGGGTTCTTTACCCATATCTAGTCCAAGGCCTTCCAGAAGGCCTGTGACCATCGAGAATACGAAGTCGCGAGGAAGGAGGTCTGTAGCAGACGTCATATCAGCAGACCGGAACACGAAGTCCCGCATGCGTATGTTTCTTTGACCTAGAACCTCACGGAAGGAGACACTTTTCCGAAGAAAAGTGAGCCATTTCCGGAGAGAAGTGATCCAGGAATCGAAAGGGTTGCCTGACAAGGCCCCACGGGTGCTAAGTTCCTTCCCTAATGCATCGCGTATCACCTCGCCGATCGGGTTAGAGAGAAATACCAGTGAAGCCTCGCTCTTGGCTAGAGAGCGGACTTTACCACCATTTTCTTTAACGCCGACGTACTTGGATGACGGAAGGGCATCACCTCCCAAGAATGATGATGCTTTCCACACACAACTTTCAAGCCTCCAAACCTCTTCAAAGAACTCAAGCTGTTGGTGGGTCGTAGACGTGCCGAACTCCTCGACTTCACGAGGCAGAAGTTTAGTTCGTAATAGGCACCTACGCTTCCGTTTACCGGAATATTCGGATATGTCGTCATAGAGAACTATGCCGGCAACACCGAGATTCCCGTAATTACGATAGGTTTCAAATTCTTGCCAATCAAGTTCAAC